TGCATAAGTTGAACCTGCTTGAATATTGTATTCGTATCTTGGACTTCTAAGTAATATGTTTGCCATTTTATTTGTTTTTTAATCTATCTTGTTTTAATGCAAATGCTAAAAAATCTTCTACATCTAAACCAAAACTTTCTGTTAATTCATCAGGTAACTTTTTAAATGCTTGTTCAAATGGTTTAGTAAAAAACAAAGATGGTTTAATACCTTTTTTATATATGCTTCTTGCTATTAAATATCCTATTGTATTATAATTACCTTTTTTATACTTTCCTTGTTCGTCTCTTAATCTTATGTTTTTGCTTTTTGCCCAATCCGCTAAAGGTTTAATAGGTGGCATTTTAGACTTATAACTATAAGGTGTATTATATTTCTTTTCTGTACCACTTACTCCTTTGTCTTGATATACTCCATATTCTTCCATTTCAAAGTCTACAGCAATAGAATTAGGCATCTCCTTTACATTACCCCTTAAACTATTATAAAGTTCCTTAGAAACGTTCTTTTTGTTTTTAGTAAGTCTAGTTCTTGCTTGTTGTATTACAAAGTCTTTAAACGCTTCAAGTACTTTTTGTGTTTCCTTTAACTGCATATTGTCATTTCGTTTTGTATTACTACATCAAAGGTTGCTGCCCATCCTGCTAATTTGTTTTCAAACCTATCTACAAATGGTTCACAACTTACATCTCCTTCAACTTGATAAAGTTCTGTATATAAATCTCCACGCTGTAAAGAATTTATTATTCTAGTTAATAAAAACAATTGAGAATTTAATACATCTTGTTCATTATCATTTCCCATAAATACATCACTAGTTTCTTCTTTGCTAATGTCTACAATATCCATAGCCAAAATGCTAATGTTAAAAGTAACTGTTTTAGTTCCTACTGTTGTATTATTTACTATGATATGTGATAATGGAAATATAGTTTGTTTACTTAAATCTACATCGTCTAAACTTCCAAATGTAACAGTATTTACAAATGGTTCTGCATCTAAAGCATCTTTTATCTTTTCCGTTAAATTGTAAAAACCTTTCATCTACGTTTTATTAATTGTTTTTCTAGTTCGTTTTTATCTTTTTCAAATGCTAAATACATTAAACATTCATGTACATTTAGTTTTGTAATGTTATTAAACTTGGTAACATCCCCTTTAGCGATTCCATAGACCGATTGATACCATCCCCATTTATTCCCAAAGTTTGCTTCTGTTGAATAGTCAGTTCTTTCTCCGTTACCTTCTGTAAATAATTCAGGATAGTTTGTGTTAACTCGTTGCTTAAATGATAAAAAAAAACCATAGCAGCAAACACTACATCTAAAGGTGCCTGTTTCATTGCTTCGGCATTTACCATTCCTGTATATTCTTCTATTTGGTATTTATGTCCTTTGCTGAATGTGATTGGTCTATATAGTACACTCATTGCTTTGTGCATTGTTTGCCAATCTCCTAAGTTTTCGTCAAGGTCTATATATTCTCCAAGTGTCATATCATCTAGTACAGGTATAAAACCCATTTTAACACCCCCTAATTCAAAAGTAGGTATTAATGTGTGTTTACTATCAAACACTTTATTTAAGTGCATTACAATCTCTTGTACGCTTTTGTATTTAATTGTTGCTACATCCTTTAAATCAAGGTTACAAAATATCTGCACCATCTTTTGAAGTAAGAAGGTAGTATCTTGATTTTCTTTAGTGTTTAGCTTTTCAAACTTTTGATATTGACCTAAAGTAATTTCTTTAAGTGTATCAGGTACGTTTATTTCAATCTTCATATATATACAATAATTAAGTTACTAATTTGTATAAAAAGAAAAAGGTAACATTTCTGCTACCTAATTCCCAACTTACCCAAATGAAAGTCTTAATGTCCTAATATAAATCTTTTATAACAATATTCATAAGCTTCTGTAATCTTATTTTCTAACTCAATACTGTTTTGTTTGTAAGTATGTTTACCTTCTATTAGTTGACCTCTGACATCTAAGTCTAACTTTACATCTACATTCTTCATACCTTTTACCACTGGTCTTTGTACTACATAAATCTTTTCGTACCAACATGATTGTCTCATTTCGTGATCTTTCAATTACTATTCAAATATAAAAATCATTATCCACATCCAAACATACATTGATCCATAAGCTGTTAAACACCAAGCTGTACCTATTGCAATGTTCTTATAACTAAACATAGCTTTTAAAATTCTTGTTTCTAATCTATTGTTTTTCATAATATAATTATTGGTTAATAAAAGGGGAGTTGCCTCCCCCTGTTTTTTAAGTTAATCTAATCTAATCTACTAATACTTGTAGCGTGGATACCGTGTTGAAACCATAAAAATTCTTTTGCTGCTTGTACTGTTGTTATGTTTTCAAGTATTATTGTAAGCCTTGCCCTTTTCTTGCTTGGTCTACCTGTAGGATTAAAAGATATGTCGAATGTATTTGTAAATGATTCCATTTGTATAATTGTTTTGTTGTTATTAATAGTGCTAATATAATAAACATTTTATTAACTATACTATTTTAACAAAACTTTAACATTTAATAAATGTAGTATTCTCCTTTATTAGGATTCTCTAATTGGTCTGTTAATATATATCTAGCAGCATCTATACAATCTGGATGAGCTCCAGTAGGTTTCTGTAATGTATTACCTTCTTTATCTTTTGACCATATATAACCACCAAGTTCTTTTTTAAGATTTTTACTTCTTGCAGTTACATATATTTCATTTTGGTTTATTAAGTTAATTCCATACACTACAGAGTCTCTACCTTTACTTACTCCATATATTGTATGTCCATAACCTTGTAATTCTGCTATCGACTTAGGCTCTGCAGAGTCTGCAACTATGCTTTGAGTTATATCATTACTACTTAAGAATCTACTAATGTCTCTATTTAGCATTCCTTTCTTATATAGAACCTCATCATAAATATATGCATTGTTCCATTTATATAAACCAATTAATGTAGTAGGATCAACTGAGTAACCAAAGTCCATACCGTAACCTAATAGTCTAGCATCTGTTGGTATATTGTCTATCTCTTTCCAATCAGGAATACAAGCACCTTCTAAGTTACCTGTTTCTCCTAATCCATACACTCTCCACCAATTAGCCCAATACGTTGAAGTTTTTCCTTTTTCTTTTGCTTTCTCTATTTCTTTAACAATAGAAACTGGTAATACATTATTGTCTTTATAAGTTAAAGTAATATAGTCAGTGTCTTCTTGACCTACTAATTCTCTGTCTACCCAAAACAAAGCTGATGGATTATAGTCTAACCATATATAACCTGAAGTTCTAACTGCTAATTGATTATATGCATCATAAGGTACATTGTTACACTCATTAATATATAAGTCTGTTCTTCTTGCTCCTCTTAATTTATCTGGTTGGTCTGTACTAAAGAACTCAATATAACTACCATTAGTAAATAAATACTTTAAGGTGCTCCTATTGAATTGATTTTCCTTATACCTATTTAGTCCTTTAAGAATACCAAGAAAGTCCTTTAGAGCGCCCCTACGAAGATGAGGGATTGACTCAGATACTATACTTATTTCTTTACCTGGATTTTTAATAGCATAATCTATTAAGATTAACAAGATACAAATAGTCTTTCCTGCTGAGGTTCCACCTCTAACTATCTTTACTCTATTACCTAATTGTCTTAATTTAGTTAATGCTAAGGTTTTCTGAACCTGCATACTAATCTATAAAGAGTGGAAGATCCTCATTAATAGTAATATCTTTAGTTTCTTTTGGTTTACCTAAATAATAGTTTAAGTATAATTGAACCCATTTAATATCACCTGATTGTACACCTTCTGTTAAAGCTTTTAATGCATCATCTTCTAAAGGACTTAATCTTTCTACAAGTTTTATCTCTTCAGATTTAGGTTTTCTACCTGCATATCCTTTAGTTGAGTGACCACCATTGTTTTTTCTACCATCCATAATTAAAATACATTAATTAATTAAACAATAATATTTTAGTATTTTTGTTAATAGAAAATTATATTTTCCCTAAACTAAATCAAATTCAGTACTATTAACACGTTTTGGTTCATACTTTTCTAGACGTGATTTTAAGAAGTTATATTTGTTTAATAGTATATCATATTTCTTAGCTTCTTCTGCTAATGCTTTTGCAACACTTTTGTTTACTACGTGATTATGTTTTTCTTCTAACTTCTTATATTCTATTTCATAAAATCCTTCTATATTAATTGATTCTTTGAATTGTTCTGGGTTTAACATCATAGCATGTTTAAGTCTACTAGTTAATGTTTCGTAGTCTTGTCTAAGTTGTTTATCATATTGAACCCAATCATCTATTTTATTAATCGTATATAATACTGTAGCATGATCTTTATTCATTGTTTTACCTATTGCTGATAAACTCATTCTTGAATTATCTCTTAATAGTTTATAGTATATTGCTCTTGCTTCAATGTATTCTCTTTTGCGAGTTTTTGAATCTATTTTTAAAGTATAGTAGTCTTCTACTAATTTCTTAATTGTCTGGTGTATCATTTATTTTATATATTAATTCTTTTAGTGTTAAATAACCTGATTCGTGTATTGCTTTTAATATTCCTGCACAAGCTTCGTATTCTTCTACTTCTTCATATAAATCAATAGCTTCTTCGAGTTCTGATATATCTTTACCATTGGCTATATCTATTAAAGCAAGTAAGTAAAACTCTTCTATTAGTTTTTTATTCAAGTGTGCCTTGGATAACATATTCATTTATCTTTTCTGATTGCTCAACAAAGTATTTTTGGAATATTCTTAAACCATATTGTACTTTATCTTTGCCAGAATTATAAAAGCTTTCTTTCACATCGTATATACCTAGGTCTCCTGATGATTTATCTATTACGAAAAATTTAAAATCTTTATAATCAACCTTGAATAAATTACAATAAATATATACTTGAACATCATATCCATATTTTTGAGCTGCCCAAGTAAATCCTTTAAGATCACTTGTTGTTTTTAAATCAGCAATATAGTCAAAACCTAGTACATCTGCTTTAGCTCTAAAAGGAAATCCTTCTAATATATCAAATGCTGGTTTTTCAAATTGAGCTCCTCTTGTTAATTCTTGCCAAACATCATTTTGTAATAAAGCATCTACAGTATACATTGCTTTGTCATATTCTTTTCTTGTAAATACAAATTGAGAACTACCTACTTCAGCTACCTTTTCTTTATATTTCTTAGTTACTGCTGATTGTACTTCTACTACATGACATAATGTATCTAACTTTTCTGGTTCTAAAGCTGCTAAATGAATTAGTCTACCAGTTTTAAATGCTCCAGAATCAGAATGAAAGTTTAAAGATCTTGCATAACTTTTAGGTGAATCCATTAAAGATTTAATAGCTGAACTACTTAAAGCATATTTTCCTAATTCTCCATAATAAAAGGAATCATCATACATCTTTGACAATAATTCTTCTTTATTCCATACTGCTCCATTTAATAATTTAATTTTCTCCATTCTTTCTTTGCTTTTTACATATATTGATTTCATATCACTAACAGGAACAAAACATGATTCTGGTCCTTTAAATGATGGTACTAGATTTATCCTTAAAGCTTCTAACTCGTTTTGTGTTTCAAACTTATAACTATTATCATCAATAATTATATCAACACCACCTTGTTCTAAAGCCCAATTAAGAAAGTTTAGCTTAGGAGTCTTAAATGTTATATGTTTCCAGTTAGGTTGTTTTACTACTTGTATCATTATTTATCTTTTACAAATGTTCCATTAACCATCTTACCAGTTCTACCTGATATTTCAGAATAAGCTCCTTCAATACAAGATTCTATACTAGTATTACATAAGTAAGCTAAGTTAGTTAATACAACAACACAATCTCCAATAGCATCTTCTATTTCTAATCTATCTTGCTTTAATATTCCATGTGATAATTCACCAACTTCTTCTAAAAGTTTTACAAATTGAGTCTTTGCATCTCCTTTATCTAATATTCCTTTGTCTCTTGCCCATTCTCTAATAGGTTCAAACTCATTATTTAATCTCATAACGTTGTTATATTTTTAGGGTTAAAATTAGAACGACCACATAAAGGATATAATCTTGTGTGATATGATTCACCTTTACATATACGTTTGTTTTTGAAAATAATATCTTCAGTTGCTATATGATCTTGTCTACCATAGTAACCAATAATTTCTCTATCTGCTTTTTCTAAATTAACAGATCCAATATATTTATTACCTTGCATATATTCTACAAAGTAACCAATATGTTCAAATTTAATTCCGTGTAATAAATTCATAATTGTTTGTTTTTAAATATATGGCTAATATAAACAATTTCTTAACATGTATACATTATTTTGTCATTTTATTATAATGTCTTTCGTAAATATGTAAGTTTTGTGCATAATGAGTATAAAAACCTTTATCTACTTTTAAATAACTACATACAATATCATGCAAACTTAAGAAACAATATGCATCATTACAAAACCCAAACCATAAGTCATTTGATCTCATTAATACAGTCATATGCAATTTATCAGAATCGGGTGTAAAATAGAATTGTATGCTTAAAGTACATGGTGTATCTTTAGAATACTTTTCATGCTCTTTTCCATCATATATAGATATTACTGCACGTCTTGAATATTTATCACGCTGAAGTTCTCTAACTACATAACCCAATTGATCATTACGACTCCATTGAAATCCATAATTAGAGTTAACATATCCACGTTCGTCCATATGATTATACCAAATCTTAGCTACTTTTGCTATACTTTCAGCTGATGGATTTTTACTTAAATACCATTCCCATTCTTTTTCAGCATAGTCTATTTTAAAGTTACGCCATGGAGTTCTTACTATTTTATCAGTTGTATCTGTAATAGTAAACATTTGATTATAAAAAGCTTTAGTACCATTAAATTCTGGTTGACTATCTAACCTTTCGTAGTAATGTTCAAATGCCTCTGTTATTGTTTCAAATTGCCACATAAGTTTTCTTTTCTAATTGGGTATGTAAATTTACCATCGTTAAACATAAATACTTTTGTATTATCATTTAATATATCTTCTTTAATAAATTTACCTTTTATTATTATACCCGCAAATTTAAAATAATAATGTTGATTCTTTTTCACGTTTTGTTATTTTTTTAGATTTTTCTATTAAGTCTTTAAAAGCCACTTCAACACTGCAGTGTGTTTTTGCAACCTCATAAGCTAATCTTCTTTTTTTACTTCTTAAATCTCTATCATTTGATAACATAACTATTTGATCTACAGTGTCTTGTAAATTATTTCTATCACTATAAATAAAACAATCTAGGTCAAAGAAACTATCACCTTCTATATGATAATTATTTTCAGCCCAATGTTTATCAACTATGTTTATCATTCCAACGTTAATCATTTCTAATGTAGAATATTCTAATATATTACTATATTGATTAACGGGTAAGTTAAAAAAATTAGCACCAAACATATTATTTGATAATAATTCTAAAGTGCTTAACCTTTCATAAGGTCCGTATACATTCAAAAAGTTTATATCCTGTTCATCATCAATACTTTTAGATCTATACATGATATTTTCAAATTCACCGTCTTTAATGTTCTTTTCATTTTTAGAAAAAAACTTACATTTGGCGCCTATTGATTTTTCAATACCACGAGCTTCTGAATATATACCATGTTCCTTTAACATCGGTTGTAAATATATCATTCTTTTAGGATCCTTAAAGGTTGCAAACCTGCCTAAGTAAGAAACTTTTTTTATTTGATCTTTTTTTACTAAGTGTTTTAATTTATTAAAATCATGTCCATTGTTAAAAAATTTAACTGGTGTTGTAATATTATAATCTTGTATTTTTTTATAAAACACAGTTCCTTTTCCAAAAGTAAAAGCACAATCAACATTATCTACAGTTTCCCACAAGTTATGATTTCTATTTAAACTCATAACATGATGGTCATTTTGGAAAATTATCTTTATTGGTTTAGTTACATTAACAACTAATTCATTAAAAAACTTTTCTTTATATATATCTGAGTTTGATTTACTAGGTAAAGATTGATAAAATACAATGTCACTTTCATTAAGTTTATTCTTTATTTTATTTATTTCTTCATTAGTAAATTCAATAATGTTTACGTTTTGACTATTTTTTCTACCCCACTTTTTATCTAAACTAGCGTAAGTATTACATTCGTAACCTTGAGACATTAAGTAATCTTGAAACTCTGTGGCAAATCTTGTAACACCACATCCTTCTACACCTCTTCCTAATAATATAGATATTCTCATTGTTATTTGTTTTTATAATTATTTAAAGAACCTAAATACGCGACTGCATCTAATAAATTATCTTCTTTGTGATTATAAGATTGTCTAGATAGCTTTAAAGCTACAAGGCATAGATACATATCACTCGCTGTTAAATTCTTACCTGTACAACCCGATGCTATCATAGCAGCTCTTTCCATTCCTTCTTCAAAAGGACCATACATACGTTCTTTTTCTTCTGATCTAGTATTTACTATCTCATTTGCTTTTTCTAGTATATTCATAATTTAATAAATTCTATTTGTTCTTGTTCTCTTTTAATTAATTCTTCTTTGCATCTATCACGATAACCATTTAAATGTGATGAGTCATTTACTACCAATGTAAGTTCTTCAGTAGTCATTAATGAATAGTACCAATTATCGTTCATTAAGAAATTGTTTTATTTTTTCATCACTAAAACCTAAACTTTTAAAATATAGTTTTTTGTTATGTAGCGGATCAATCTCAACATCTACCTCATCCATATCACTAAATAATTTGCTAAGATTTTTATGTTGATTAAAGTACTCGTGTAAAGATGTATTGTATTTCATTGTTCTTTGTTTTAAATTATAATGCTAATATAAACAATTTTTGAACAACTACTATTTTTTTTCTAATTTTTTTTCAATTACTTCAATTTTATTTAAAGCAACCACTAATGCTTGTTGTACTAATTTAAGGTCGTACTGCATTTTTACTAATGTTTGTTCTTTCATTTCTGTTGTTTTAGTTTCTCTATATATAAAGTAGCATCCATAAGTTCTTCCTGTAAGTGAGTAAGAAAAGCATAGAAACCATCAGGACTATCGTGTAAAGTTGTACCATATTTTATAATACCATCTCTTGAACGTGACTTATATTTATCTATTACACTTAATACTATTGGATCTTTAGGTAAATTATTATAAGAATATCCTGTGCTATCTGTAGACCACTTACCATCTTCCATCATTTCTTCGTACTTCTTTATTGAATCACTCATAACTATTTGATTTATCTTTTATTGCTTTTACTATCATCGCTTCAAACAATCTTAAAATTCCATATCCCAAAATAATCTTAAAGACCAACATTTATTTTTGTTTGTAGTTTATCAATTTTTCTTTGTAGTTCAGCTATTTTACTTTCAGCTTCTCTAGCACGTATAACAGCTCTTGTTTTATCACTTCTATATTCGCTTAATGATTGTTCATACGCCCTTTCATTACTAATCAAGTTGTGTACATAAAATCCTACTTCTTGCCACGCATAGTACATATCGTTTAACGCTTGGTTTTCAGGTTTTAGTTTCTTATTCTTAATAATATGCTCACCAATTAAATTAAAGTTCGTATAATACTCAAATTCCTTGATATTGTTTAGTTTTTTATTCATATTCTTTAAATACTCGTTCTAACTTCTTCCAAACACCATTTAAAAAACAACTACTACAACTTGTCAATTCTCTATTGTCTTTAAATACCCTGTTGTAAATAACTAATAGTTCTTTTTGTTCAGGTACTGTAACTTGGTTTATCTTTCCAATACGTTCTGATAAATAGTTGTATTCATCTTCTGTAAAACATAAAGGCTTTTGGTATGGGAATATATGATTTAATGTTTTCTTTCTTTCATCACACCCACAATCTTCTCCTGCTAAAAACTTAACAGCTTTTTCTATTCCTGTTGCTTTTGTAATCTTTGCAACTGTATCTCCAACACCTTCACTTTTTGATTCATGGTTTTTTACCCACTCTTTGTAAGCTTTACTCCTTTTGTCTTTTGGTTTTTTTGATTCTTTCATAATCTTGGTTTTTATAATCTAAATAATCTTCATTAAAAATTTCTTTAATTTCATTTTTAGCATCTTTTAATGTATGGTAGATACTTACCCAACTTATTCCTGTTTCAGCAGCTATTCCTCTTATGCTTAAATTAGAATCTCTATACAAAATAAACAATTTTTTTTCATACCATCGCCAATTTTCTATATGATTATCAATTAACATACAAATTTCGTTGTAAGCTACTTGTTCATCCACTTCTGAATTGTCTTTAATTTGGAAGGTAGATTCATCATCATCGATAGAAATTTTAGTAATTTTTCTTTTACTATTATAATATTGGAAATAGAGAGAACGAAGAGTAAAATACAAATACCCACGGCTAACAACACCATTTCTAATAATTTTATCTTCGTTTGCATATTTATACAGTGTTAAATAACATTCTTGCACTATGTCTTCAGCATAATTAAATTCGCCAAAGCCATTAACTATTTTAATCCACTCACTATGTCTTTCGGCTACTTTTTCTAGCCATTTAGTTTCTTTATCCATACCACAGTTATACTAATTATGAATATTACACATTGTAATGTATATTCGTCTTCTTCTTCGTATTGTTCTTTGTGATATAAAAACCCAAACATTATTCCTTTAATAGGACTTATCATAATGTCAGCACCTTTATTATGTCCTACAACTATAAATACAAGCGCTATTAATAATAAAAATCCTATATAAATCATATATCTAATTTTTGTATTGTTTTCTGGTCGTGTATTAAATCTCTGCCTAAAAATTCAAATCCAACATTGTTTATTTTCATTCTTAGTTTCAATGGATTCTCATGAACAGTAGGTCTTCCTCCAGTTTCATTTTCTTTTACCTTTAAAATATACAAATTGCTAAACATCCAATCAATTGCATGACTTGTATATCTATGTATGCAAATAATATCATCAGCTCTATTTCCCCATTTACCACCACCTTCTACATCAGCCATTGATAAAGGTTTTGATAATCCTTGATATTCATGTCCATTCATGTGTATAGATCTTAAAGCTGAAGTAACACCATGCGCATTAAGATACACAGTAACATTTCTTTTTTTAGCAAATAACCTAAACTCTGTTGCTACTTGATAATCGTATTCATGTGAGTTTCCAAGTAATTTTTGTAATGAAGGATCTTTACTTAAACTATTATAAGGATCTATAAGCATACAATCATAATCCCAAGCATCTTTTATTTGATTAGCTTCTTTAAGTAAATTTTTATAAGAATAAAGATCTTCAACATCTATTATTTTGAAATGTTGATCACACCAAGCTATTGCTTCTGCTATTTGATTTTCATTAGCTTTTTGTATTGGTAAACCCATTTTAAATTCTATAACTTTTCTAACTATACTTTGTGGTGTGTTTTCACTTGACCAAATTAAAAACCTAAGTTTATGTTTAATAGCCCATAAAACAAATAAATAAATTATAACTGTTGTTTTACCAACATTAGCATGACCAATAATAAGATTAAAATTACCTTGCTTATATCTTAAATGCTCATCTATTTCTGGTATGTCTATTTTTAATCCTTCTTTAACTCTACCATATTTAATGTCTAATATCTTTTCTTGTAATAGTTTTGCTTGTGCTATCATTTGTATCTTGGTTTTGCCTGTGTAGTTTGTTTGTATTTTCTTTCTATTGCTTTTGAATTAACATCTTCTTTTTCTATGTAATATCCTGTAATTGCATTAACTCTGTAATTCCAAAAGTCTAAAGGAAATTCTTCTCCTTCTTTTAATTTTCTCATAAATATATAAAAAAAGGGGGCTATTAACCCCCAATTAAATTAAAATGCAAAATCTTCTTCTCTCGCTGGTTGTTGTTGTGCATTATCAATACCTCCATTATAAGTTGCAACTTTCCAACCTTGAATAGAATTAAAATATTTAGCTACACCTTCTGGATTTATCCATTCACGTCCTCTAATGTTAATTCCTACTTCCACAACATCTCCAACACTATGATTGTTTATTAAACTTATATTGTCATTAATTAACTCAATTTGAATATCCTGTGGATATTTATCATCTGTAGTTAAAACAAAAGTTTGCTTGTTTAATTTGTCACTAATTGTTTGTTTGTCTTGAATTGACTTGATTGTACCTCTGATTTCCATAAATTCTAATTTTTACTGTTTTATTTTTATATTTAGTTGTGTAATATATACATTTTATTTTACAATTTTGAAAGGACATCTCTCGCATCTTGTGTTAATGTATATTTCTTTTCTATATTTTCTATAGATCCTCCATTAACTATAAATTCTTTAGCTTTATCAAAAGCTGTAGTATTTACATTTAAGGTCCTTTTTTCTATTTTTGTTTCTACTACTCTATTACTACTTAAGTTACCATCATCATCTATAGCTTGTAAACCTAGTAAACTTGCTAATGTATATCTTCTGTAGTATGTAATACATGAGCCTAATTTTTGTGGGTCCGTAATTTCTGGTAACTTCAAAGCACTTATAACACCTCCTGTTCCATCTACACATATTAGCTTACTATAAACCATATCTTCTTCAATTGGTTGTAGTAGAAGCAACCTGTGTTTCTTTAATAAAGGTTGTAATTGTTTAATAAGTGAATTAATATCAAAATACTTTGATCCGTAAAATGGATTCTTAGCGTCTTTGCTAATAGTTCCGATCTCTTGCTGTAAGTTAAACAGCTTTTCGTTAATACTTGTTTCTTTGCTCATTGTTTTAAATTTAAAATTAATTGTTGTTTTAGTAATTCATTTTCATATCGCAGTTCTAAGACTTCGCCATAGAGTTCCGCTATTTTATCATATTGTTCCATAAGGTAAATTTATAAAAAAAAATTAACAAAACACAAAAAAGGGATAAAAAATTAATTTTACCCCCTTTTCTCAAACAAAGAACAATATATACAAGAAAAAATCAAGTAATCTTTTTCAGTCTTTCGCTGTAATCGTTTATCATATTTTCTAATTCGTAGTTTGTAAACTTGACTATATCTTTACTTTGTAAATATAATACATTAGATAGTTCTTTTCCTAAAAAAATAGAATATTTATATTGTTCTCCTGCTCTATATACATTACAAGCTACACATTGTGGTTTTACATTACGTTCATCCCAACGTATAGAATAATGTTTCCTACTCATAAAGTGTCCCGCTTGAATTTCTTTCCAATGGAAAGTCTTATTGCAAGTAACACAAGTACAATATCCATTGTTGTCCGCATTGCTTCTTCTTATGTATTGGCTAAATACCGTATCAAGTTTCTTGACTAGCTTACTTCTTGTAGGTTTTTTAGCTGTTTTAGGCATTGTCTTACGAATCAAGATGGTTCAATAATAGTTTACCATCAGTTTCATTAAAACCTTTAATTAACTTATATAAATATTTACTATCTGACTTAACTTTATTTTTTTCTATTCTAGTGCTATCAATACCTAAGTTAGTATATGATATAGCATCTAATTCTAAAATACTATCTGTTCTATCTTTTACAGATAATTGAAAATCTTTAGCGATTTTTTCTGCTAAATTTCTTATTGTTAAATCTTCTGACATTTATTATATTTATTTAATGGTTAAATTTATTAATTAGTTTACCACTAACCCACCAAAATTACAACATTTTTTTGATTAATGTAAACTTTTATGAATAGAAGTTATAAACACTATCTTCCTTGACCACGATATTTTTTAACGTAGTTTTTAGAAGTTTTAAGTGTTGATGATTTACTCTTACTATGAGTTCCTTTACGTTTAACGTTGTTTTTTACCTTGTTAATAACTATTTGCTTTGCCATTACTTTACTTTATCTTTTATTTTTTCGTAAGTCCTTAAACCACCTAAACCCAACATTCCTAAAAGAACAGTCATAAGATGTTCCATTTGTAAA